GGGAACTTAATTGTATGGTGTATTTCGATCGCAATCCTGAGATAGTTTGGTGGGGAAGTGAAGAATTTGTTATACCCTATCGATCGCCCATAGACGGAAAACGCCATAGATATTATCCAGATTTTATTGTAAATACGACAAAAGGTGAAACTGTAGTGTTTGAAGTCAAACCTGCTGCCCAATCAAGACCGCCTGAAAAGAAGTCCCGAATCACTAAAAGGTATTTGAATGAAGTTAAAACTTGGGGAATTAATCAGGCAAAATGGGATGCAGCAGTAGAATTTTGTAAGGATAGGAATTGGAAATTTCAAGTAATAACCGAAAAACATTTATTCGGTAAAAAGTAAGGAGATATTATGATAGCAGAACTGGCAATGGCTAATGCTGCATTCAAGGTTATACAAGAAAGTTTGGCTCATGGTAAAGAATTATTTGAAATGGGTGAACATCTCGCACTATTCTCAGATGCGGGGAGAACGATCGACCATAAAGCAAAACTTGCTAAGAAAGGCAAACAGCAAGAAACTGATCTAGAAATATTCATGGCACAAGAAGCTATGAGAAATAAGAGAGAACAACTTAAACAAATGATGATTTCCACAAGACATATGATGTGGGATGATTTTCTGCACTTTGAAGGGCAACAAGCCAAAGAAAGAGAGAGGCAAAAAATACTCGAAGCCAAACGAAAAGCTAAAAGAACCGATTTCATTATTACAGTATTCGGATGGGTTATAGGGTTTGCTATTGTGGGCGGTGCTTTATTTGGAGCATTACCTATGATACTTGCGCCTAAATAGTAATATGGCAATTGTATTCGATCAATTATTAGCAAAGGGTGTACGTTCTGGGAAAATTCCAGCACGAACAGCAGACGCACGTGCTTGGTATAGAGATAAAGCACAAAATGTATCTCGTACTCGAGTGTCTCCAGATAAGATACTTTCGGGTAAAAAGCGGAGCCGACCTAATATCGGCGAGATGTATCATTTTAAATATGATCCTAAGACTAAAAAAACTTTACCCTATTATGACATCTTCCCTCTTATCTTCATGGTTGGTCCTGCTCCTGATGGGTTTTATGGCACCAATCTACATTACTTACCCCCGAAACTAAGAGCGGTGTTGATGGATGCATTATACGGTATTACAACAAATACTAAGTTTGATGAGTCAACTAAATTGGCTCTATCATATAACTTATTAAAAAGTTCTGGGAAATACAAATATTTCAAACCGACGTTCAAACATTATTTGTGGGAACATGTACAATCGCAGTTCATCCCTATTGCTTCAGCCGAATGGGATATAGCTTTGTTCTTACCAACGCATAGATTCAGAAAAGCTACCTCGCAAAAGGTTTATTCTGACAGTAGGAGTATGATTTAATGGGAATTTTAAAAGACGTAGCAAAAGAAGTTGCTGGGTCCATTATAACTGGCGGCATCAATAGGGTTCTTGGTGGTATTGGGGAAAAGGGAAACGAACAAGGTTTTAATGTAAATAAGATGGTCACCACCATTAATAAAAGTGGTATTGCTAAAGGTGCCCATTTTGAAGTTCAAGTTGTTCCTCCAGCGAATAAGGATTTTGATCCTACAGTAACCGAAAACTTATTATATCGTTGCGATTCAGTTGATCTTCCAGGAAGAACTCTTCAGACTTTAGATCATAGGTTTACAAATTACGGTCCAATGAATAAAGTTCCGTATATGGCTCAATATGGTGATGTTAGTGCAAGCATTATTTTATCTGAAGATTTGAGAGAAAAAGAATTCTTCGAAGTTTGGCATAATCTTATTCAAAATACTGGATCGTTTGAAGTTGGTGGTTCCGACACTTTAAATGGTAGATATTCGAATGCCCAATTTAATAATAAATATCATTCTTCATATATCGGAACTGTTATTATTAGGCAATATGGATCTTCAGGCGATTTGCGGTCTATTCATACATTACGGGAAGCATTTCCTATTAATATGAATCCAATCACAATGAATTGGGAAGATGATGCGCCATCTAGATTATCTGTTGGGTTTGCATATAGGTATTATAATTCAGTATTTTATAAGCAAGATCAGGCTGGACTTGGTATAGGGTTTGGCGTTAGTGTAGGTAAAGACGGAATTACTGGGTCTTTGAGATTGCCAGGATTTGGAATAATCTCAAATAGCGGAGTTAATAGTACTCCATTGAAAAAAAGGATTGCCTCAGCAATATTTTAAATGATTTGAAAGGAGTATATTATGACATTACCTGTCATGAGTTTGCCGAAATATTCGGCGACAGTCCCCTCAACAGGGCGACAAATTAAATATAGACCATTTGTTGTAAGTGAAGAAAAAGTTATGTTGACCGCACTAGAAGGTGGGGATCAATTAGAAATTGTAGGATCTGTATTAGATATCATTGAATCCTGCATATTAACTGAAGGAATTGATGTTAGAGAATTACCGACGTTTGATGTAGAAAAGTTATTTTTAAAAATCAGAGCGAAGTCTGTTGGGGAAAAGATTGAAATGCGGGCGAGCCATACCAATGGCGGCACTTGTGATCACAAAACCGATGTTACGATTCCTCTTGATAAGATTAGTGTCACTGGGGAAATTAGTGATGGTAAAATAGAATTAACTAAGGATATTGGAATAAAATTAAAATATCCTTCTTTTGAAACAACCTATGGTATCGGAAAATTGGGTGTGAACGAAGCATATGATGTCATATATGATTCTATAGAATATGTATGGGATAGCAATGATGTGTATAAGGAATTTACTAAAGAAGAAATGGCTAATTGGGTCGGGCAATTAAATAAAGCCCAATTTAAAAAAATAATGGATTTTTTGGAAACAACTCCAAAACTGACATATGATATCAAATGGAAATGCGAGAAGTGCGGGAAAAGAGATAAAGTAGCTGTGGAGGGACTTACGAGTTTTTTTACATAGGGATGATGCATAACTCTTTGGCAAATTACTATCAATTAAATTTTGCCTTAATGCATCATCATAAGTATTCTCTTACCGAAATTGAAAATATGATGCCATATGAACGTGATATTTACGTTGCAATGTTAAAAAATTATTTAGAAGAACAAGAAGAAGCAATGAGAAAATAAGGTAAACTCCATGGCAGAACTACCAAAGATCAATAATGATGGGTTAGAAAATAAACTAGATAATCTTATCGAGCAAAATATGGCTGGGTTTGAATTAGTCGCTGGATTTGCAGAAAAGACAATGCTTGTGAATAGCATAATGCTCTCAAATCAAGAGAGATGGATGCAAACTCAACGTGAGCAATATCTAAGTGAAGTGTCCTCTGCGGAAGAAGCACGTCGAGAACAATCACGATTGCTTGGTCAAGTAATGATTGGAGCGGATTCGAACTCAGGAACCCCTCAACTTGAAAAGAAACCTGATGCATCGGGTGATGGCAGTGGTCTAATATCCGCAGTTGCTGGTTCAATGGGCGTTGCATGGACTGCAGTAAAAGGTGGAGGTCTTTTTAGTAAGATAAAAGGAGCATTTAATTCAGCAAAGGCTAGCATAAACACTGTTGGACCTGCGATTGATGATGCGGCTAAAGCAGGAAATGCGACAGCTAAAAGTGCATCTAAACTCGGCAAATTTTTAAAAGGCGGAAATATTGTAGCAGCAGTTGCATTAAATGTTAAAGATGCTGTTGATATTGGCATGGCTGCACTTGACAATGATATTAATACCGAAGTACAAAATGCTGATATTGGTGGAGTTTTAGGTGGTGCTATTGGCGGTGGATTAGGATTCGTATTAGGTGGTCCAGCAGGAGCTGCATTAGGTGCTTCACTTGGTAATATGGTTGGCGAACATATCGGGGAAAGTTTTGACCCTGATGCTATGGCTAAAAATGTTGCCGATGGACTATTAGTTGCTGATCAAGAATTGGTTAAAAAGTATGAACTTCTTGAATCATCTAAAAAGCATTTAAGCGAAGAGCAATATCAAACCCAAAAGGCTTTACTTGATTCTGAAAAGGCTTTACTTATAGAAAAGGCAGAAGATTTCAATAAGACTAAAGTTCTATTAGAGGAAGAAAGAAAACTTGCTGGAGATAAGTATAACGATTATGCTAAATTTCTTGAAGAACAAGAAGCAATGGGAATGGCGGTATCTGAAGAACAACGTGGGCATCTATTGCAACTTGAATCGACGTTTGAGCAATCGTCCGATCGGTATGCAAAAGCAATCGACGATATGAAAGGGCGTTTATCTCAAGGCGAACTATTAGACCAAGTAGAAGATTCCGGATTTTATGATAAAGACTGGATAGGAAATTCGGAAATTGATAAGTCTAAAGCAGCTAATGCTAGTGCTGGGCAAATTAAAGCGATTTTAGATGATGCTGATGTTAGTGATAAAGATAGGAATTATCTACAAAACTTACTTATTGAAAAAATGAAAATGACTAAGGAAGAGCGGGAATCTTCTCAAAATAAGCATTTAGAAATGCAACATAATGCTACAAGTTTCTTGGAAACTAGCAAAAAAGCAAAAATGCCTAGTAATATATCACAACTGAATAAATTAGAAAAGGCTGAAGATTCAATGAATCCGTCCGGATCTGGTGCTGGTGGTGCAGTTGATAATGCTTCACGTGCAATTAATAGTGTGAGTAGCATTTCTCAATCTTCAATAAATGCTCCAATAACCAATGTTGATAATTCCCAGAGTAGCATAGTAAATCAAACTTCGGTGGCATCAATTCCACCTACTCCAAGGAAGAATAAGCGTTGGGGGTATGCACCTAAAGCATATGCATAAGGTGTAAAAAAGGGGAACATAAAGTTCCCCTATCGTACTCAGATTAGCTTATTTAGCTGGGTTATTCTTCTCCAGCCAACTTCTCAAAGAAACTCAAGTTGTCATCATCATCAAAAGATACCTCGTCACTAACTTTTGGTGCAGGGGCACTTTTTTGCGCTGGCGCACGTGCAGTTGTTGGAGCAGCGACATCTTCGGCTTTAGTTGAAATGCCTGCACTTGGTCCAAGAACACGGAGCATTTTGATATTCAACTCGTCATATGACTTAAAGTTGTTAGGATTTAAATACTCTTTAAGAGAATATAACGAATCATAAATTTTTTCTAATTTATCTTCGTTCCCATCAATCAATTGTGATTGGCGGTCAAATTCGGATTTATCATAATTCCGATATCCTTCAACTTTACGAATTTTCAATTTAAAATCCGCTCCGTCCCAAAAATCGAATGGATTGATAGGCGACTCATCTTCAAATTCTGGGTTCATTGCTTCATTCAATTTATCCCAAATCTTTTTTCCATATTGGTAAAGAAATACTTTTCCTTCGTTTGAAGGATTGGCTGGATCTTTAACCACATAGATGTTAGAGTAATATTTTAAGCGACGCTTTTGTTTACGTGCTTGATCTTTTCCCGCATCAGTTCCGTTATTCCATAACGTTGAATTGAATTCTCCAACTGGATCTTTTTCCCCGATCGAAGTTAATGAGTTTTCAATGTACCATCCACCTGGACCTTGAAATCCATGGTCGAATAGACGAACAAACGGCAAATCCTCACCATTAGGTTCGGGCAAAAAACGAATGATAGCAAACCCATTACCTGATTTATCAACTTCGGGTTTCCATAAACGATCGTCCGCACCGCTTGATTGTGTTCCAGTCCTCAATTTTTGGGATTCCGCCACTAAGCGGTCCAAAGAAGAACTTCTAGATTTTTTAAGACTTGAAAATGACATATTATTTTTTCCTCGTATTGCGTTATATAAAAAATTGTATCCACATGAAAATCATAATGTTACAGGGTTATTATACCTTACTTACCATATGATAGTAAAGCACTATTTCACGAAATTTTGCCCTATCAAATTGTATCGCTTGGTGGAGAAATGGGCGATACTTATCCATCAGAAACATTTGGTCATTCAGC